TGTGGTGCTTGACATCCGTACCGACCCGGTGTTCAAGGCGGTGGAACATAACATTTCAGCCGACCCTTCCGCCCTTTCGTTCAAGGCCGCAGGTGAGAGCAAGTATGTGACAGTCACTGCATCCGGTGATTATAGTGTGACATCCGTCCCTGCCGGTTTTACGGCGGTCGGTACCGATGACGGGCTGAAAATTACCGCCGAGGTGAACAGTAGCGGCAAAGCAGTATCCGGTACGCTTGTGGTAAGCCTGGACGCTGATCCGGGAAAGAAGGTTGAAATAGCGTTGTCCCAGGTGGCCGCTGATGACGAGGAAGGCGGTGCGTGATGGGCAGGCTGAAGTATCTGGTCATCCATTGCACGGCTACGCCTGAAGGGCGTGAAGTCAGTGGCGCAGAGATTCGCGCCTGGCACACGAACCCGGTATCCAAGGGCGGCCGCGGCTGGAAACAGGTCGGGTATACTGACCTGTTTCATCTGAATGGCGGCGTGGAGCGCCTGGTGGACAACAACGAGGACGCGAACGTGGACCCCTGGGAAATCACCAACGGCGTGGCCGGCTATAATTCCGTCAGCCGTCATATCGTGTATGCCGGCGGTGTAGCCAAAGACGGCAAGACCCCGAAGGACACGCGTACGGCGTGCCAGAAGCGTGCGCTTGAGAAGTACGTGAAAGACTTCCACCGCCGTTTTCCAGATGTCCGTATCGTGGGTCATAACGAACTGGCGGCGAAAGCCTGCCCCAGTTTTGACGTGCAGAAATGGCTTGTTTCAATAGGTATCAGACAATCATAAAAAAGTGATCATGGACACGAGCGTACTCTTGAACTGGATATTTGGCGGCGGCCTTCTGGCCGCTCTGACGGCCCTTGTAACGTTGGGCCCCACGGTCAGGAAGGCGAAGGCGGAAGCGGAAAAGGCGAAAGCCGACGCGGAGACCGTGCGGATAGACAACACGGAGCACGCCACGCGTATCCTGATCGAGAATATTGTAGAACCCTTAAAAAAAGAACTTAGTGCGACACGAAGAGAGATGGCGCGTTTGCGCAAGGCTATTGACGGTGCCAATGATTGCCTTCACCGTGCTGACTGTCCTGTCCTTCATGAGCTGCGCGAGCTCCCGAAAACAGACCCGGAGCTTGACGACGGTGAAAACCGCGTCAGGCGTGGACAGCGCAAGGTCCGGGCGTCGGGGGCTGGTGATGGCGGGCCTCCCGGCATCGGCGCTGACGTTGAAAATTCCGGTTCCTGACCTGCTGGCGCTTCCTGCCGGTGCCTCCTATCATGGTAAAAACGGGCAGGCTGGCGTAGATGTGACGTCCAGGGGCGACACGTTGGTGGTGACTTCCACCTGTGACAGTCTCCAGCGTCTGGTCCTCTGGTATGAGGAGGAACTGACACGTATCCGGGGCGATACCGTGAGTGTTTCGGAAGTTTCCGAAACGGAGTTCAAACAGCGTTTTAACCCCGTTAAAATCGCCCTCATTGCCTTTATCGCCGGTATGGCATCCGGCATAGTATTAACCGTTTTAATAAAGAGACGACTGTATGAAAAATAACAAGAATTTCATCTACGGCATCGCTGTTGTCACGTTCGGTGCCATGACTATCGGCTGGATCGAGAAGGGCAGCTGGGACTGGGGCGGCACGAAGCCCGAGAGTGTCGATGTCGAAGCCGAGCAGGTTCCCGACGCCCCCGTCCTGACATTGCTCCAGAAGAACGGGCAGGTATCGCCCACGTTCAACCTTATCCAGCTGGACTATAAGAACATCAAGGCCGTGCTTGGCGGCACGCTTGTAGGGCCGGCGGATGCCCCGACCGGCTGGAAGGCCCCGACCGAACTGGTGAACCTTTCCGGTCCGTGGACCATCAAGTTCGTATCCGGGCAGACGATGTCCATTCCGAACGGCACCATCCTTGCGAACCTTGGCGGGAAGCTGACGCTGACGGAGGTTTCCAAGCTGGAATGCCAGCTGAAGGTGAACAAGCCGGAGGACGGCTCTTCTCCTTACGAAATCAATGACACCGCGGCAGTGGAGGACTAACGCATGGACGAGCGTGAAGCGAGAAAGGTGCAGAGGGAGGCATCCGAGGCATTGCTTGACCTGGGTGTCTCCCTTCCCCTGAAGGAATGGCGCCTGCCTTTCATGAAACGCCCCGTGCGGTGGCGTGTGACCATGCGCCGCCCGCGCCTTGCCGGGCAGATATGCATCGTGAGGCTGTATCTCTCGATGGACGTCTCCCCCGAGGAGGTTTCCGCCTTTGCCGGGCGTGAGCGGCTGGAGTTCCTGGCACGGAACGGCGTCAAGATATCCCGTATGGTAGCCCATACCCTCTGCCGCGGTCCGGTGAGCCGGCGGCTTTTTGTCCGCCCCGTGGCGTGGTTCCTGCGTGAGGCCGTGGAGCACCGTTTCCTGCTGGGCGCCCTGGAGAAGTTCATCAGCCTGATGGGCAGCGAGTCTTTTACGAGTATTATCAGCTCGATCGATCGGGCGAACCCGATGAAGTTGAGAATGAGCCAAAGAAGGAAGGGGAGTTAAGGACCGAGTTTGAAGGTTCCCATAGCCCCTTCGGTTTTATCTGGAACATCGCGAGCGCCACCGGCTGGACTGTCGGGTACATCCTGGAGAAGGTGAACTACCAGACGCTCATCCTGATGCTGTCCGATGCCCCGCGTTACGTCCGCCGGTCAGCAGCTGACTCCAAGGTTCCGCAAAGCGGTGGCGGCGAGGTGGATCCGGAAGCCGCCGCCCGTGAAGCCGGCGACATAGTGAATTTTTACCAAAGCAATTTAGAACTGTAAACGATGAAGCCCGTAGAAATCGAATTCCTGATGAAGGACAACCTGACGGGGGGCCTTGACAAGGCCGGCCTTGCCGTCGACATCCTTGCCGAGAAATCGGAGAAGGCCGCCGCTGCCATCAACGCCCGTATTTTAGAGCAGCGCAAGGTCATCGACCGGGTGAATTCCGACCTGCACCGGATGGAAACGCAGCTCCAGAACATGAAGCCCGGCCCGGCACAGGCGGAACTTGCCGCCGACGTGGCGGCCTGCCGCAAGGTCCTGGATGAGGAGCGTGCCGCCCTTGAAGGGCTTGAAAAGGAGCACCGCGAGGCGGAGAAGAGCGTCCGGAACCTCCGTAAGGAGTACGAGCGTATCTCCCTGGAGGAAGAACGTGCCGTCGCCGGTAGCAAGAGCCTGACCGACAAGATCCGGGAGCAGAAGGAAGTCATCGGGCAGATTGAAAGCGACATCAAGTCGCTGGAGAAAGCCTACCAGGGGGCCGCACCCGGCAAGGCGAAGGTAGCCGCCTTGGATGAACTGAACGCCGCGAAGAAAACGCTTGAAGAGGAAAAGGGCGCCCTTGCCGGGCTCCAGGCTGAACAGGAGAAGACGCGTGCAAGCAGCAAACGCCTTTCCATGCAGCTGCGTGAGCTCCAGGACAACATGGCCCGCCTGCGGCTGGAAGGGAAACAAGACACCGAGGAGTACCGGAAGATGGCACAGCAGGCCGCTCTTCTTTCCGACACGCTTGCCGATCTGAACACCCAGACGAAGATCCTCTCGCACGATGACGCGAACCTCCAGGGCTTCATGTCGGGCGTGAGCGGCCTTGCCGGTCTGTTCACCACGGCCACCGGCGCGCTGTCTCTTTTCGCTTCGGAAAACGAGAACCTGGCAAAGATCCAGACGCGCGTGCAGAGCGTGATGGCCATCACGATGGGGTTGCAGCAGGTGTTCAATACGCTGAACAAGGATTCCGCTTTCCGGCTGGTGACGGTCGTGAAGATGAAGAACCTGCTGACAGCCGCCAATACCCGGCTGGCTGTCGCCCTGGGCATTTCCACCGGTGCCGCGCAGGCCCTGATGGCCACGCTTACGTTGGGCCTTTCAGCCGTTATCACGGGACTTGTCGTCGCCTGGGACAGATATTCCACCGCGCAGGAGAAAGCCGCGGAGAAAGCCCGTGAAATGGTAAAAATCGAGTCCGACGGCCGCGCACAGATGATCAAGACCCGTTTCGAGATCGAGAGCACGCTGGCGAGCCTGAAGAAGTTCACCGGCACGAAGGACGAGGAGAAGGCCAAGGTGGAGGAACTGAACCGCAAGTACGGCGAGAGTTTCGGGTATTACGACACGATCGCCCAGTGGTATGACATCCTTCAGAAAAAGGGTGAGAAATATATCCGGATGCTTTTCCTCCAGGCCAAGGTGCAGAGCCTTGTGAACAAGGCCACCGAGGCTGACGAGAAGGTGAACGAGATCAAGGCCAGCAAGCCGGAAGACGTGGACGGCTCGATGGGCTGGTTCGCGCGCATGGGGCTTTACATGGCCCAAAGCGAGTCGTATGGGCAGGTGGACGCGCAGTCCATGATATCGGAGTATAACGAGAAGGCGAAGGAAAAGGCCGTACGTGAGGCCGAGGAAGTCCGCGACGGCTACCTGGCTGAAGCCCGGAAGCTCCAGGAGGAATATCTGGATATCGGCAAGGAGTTCGACCTGGGTGACCATGCCAAACCCGACCCGAATGCCGCCAAAAAGGAGAAACAGTCGGAAGAGCAGCGTGCCTCGGAGCTTCTGAAGCTCCAGATGAAGAACCGCCAGTCGGAGATTGACCTTCTGAAGGAGAGCGGCGAGAAACGCCGCCGCCAGATCCGTCTGAACTACGACAAGGAGATCGCCGAGCTTGCCGCCCAGGAAAAGAAGTGGAAGGATGCGCAGAAGGGCAAACTGACCGGTGAGCAGGAATCCACCCTGAAAGAGGCGCGGGAGAAGGCCGCGGCGGCACGTGACGGCGACCTGGCAAAGGTGACCCGGGAGGAAAATGACGCCGCCCGCCAGTCGATGCTCGACTACCTGAAGGAATACGGGACATACCAGCAGAAGAAGCTGGCCATCGCCCAGGAATACGCGGAGAAAATCCGCAAGGCACAGGAGGCGGGCAACTTGGGTGAGGTACTACGCCTCGGCCGCCAGCAGAAAGAAGAGACTGCCGCCGCCGAGATTGCCAGCCTGAAGGCGGATATCGACTGGGACGGCCTTTTCGGCAATTTCGGCGGGCTGCTTGAAGAGCAGCTGCGCCCCACGCTGGTGAAGCTGCGGAAGTATGCCGCCTCCGACGAGTACCGGAATGCCGGTGCCGAGGACAAACAGGTGATCAGCGAGCTGATCGCGAAGCTGGAGGACCGGAGCGCGGGCGGTATCAACCGGAACATGTTCAAGGACGTTTCCCGTGACCTTTCTGCCTACCAGACGACGCTGCGTGAGCTGACAGAGGCCAAGGAAAGGGAGAAGGCCGCCGCTGACGCTTTGGTGGTGGCGCAGGAAAAACAGAAGAAAGCCGCTGAAAGCGGTGACCCCTCCGCCATGAAGGAAGCGGAAGAACTGGTGGCTACCGCGCAGGAAGCTTTCGACGCCGCCTCGGCGAGCGTGGCCACCCTGACAGAGGCGAACGACAAGGCGGCGCAGGACCTGCGCACGTCCAGCACGAACGCCGTTTCATCCCTTACCGGGCTTGCCGAGGGGCTCCAAAGCCTGAAGTCCGGTTCCCTTGCCGGCGTGGCCCAGGGGCTCGGCAAACTGGGCGAGGCGACGAAGAACATGGGCGGTGTGATGGGTACGGTAGGCAGTACCCTTGCCGAGACGTTTTCAAACGGCGGCATCATCGGGCAGATCATCGCGGCGGTGCTTTCCATCCTTGACGTGCTGAAGGAAGGAATCGGTACGCTGGTAAGCGGTATTCTTGATTCCGTGCTCGGTGCGGTGAACGGTATCCTGGAGAACATCCTTTCCGGTGAACTGTTCACGCAGATCGGCAGCTCACTTTTCTACGGGGTGAGGGACATCCTGGACACGGTGACCTTCGGCCTGTTCTCCTCGCACGGCAATGCCAGGGAGGTGAACGCGCTGGTGGATCGGCTGACCGAATCGAACAAGTACCTGACCACCGCCATCGAGAAGCTGACCGACGAGATGGCCAGCTCCGGCGGCGCACGTTCCACCGAGTACTACCGGAGTGCCTACGAGAAACAGCAGCAGAAAATTGAGAACGACCGCCAGATGCTCGCGGCAAAGATGGGATACCACAGTTCGCACCACTCGAACAACTACTACATCGGTAAGGCCATGGGCAGCGGTGACTGGGACACGGTTTCCGCCTACCTGGGCAAATCGGTGCGGGATACCGATTCCCTCTGGAGCCTTTCCCCCGAGGAACTGGCCCGGCTCCAGGAACTTCCCGACATCTGGGAGAAACTCCATTCGGGCAAGTACGACCAGAGCCAGTGGCTTGACGAGTACGTCTCTGACGCGAACACGCTGCTGGAACTCCAGAGGCAATGGCAGGAAGCCATCACGGACACCTCTTTCGACGGTATCCGCAGCGGCATGAAGGACCTGCTGAAGGATTTCGAGACGGACTCGAAAGACGTGATCGCGAGCGTGGACGAGTTCATGGAGAACGCCATCCTGAAATCCATCGTGAACGGCACCTATTCGGACGAGCTGAAGAAATGGCAGGAGACGTTCGCCGAGTTCATGAGCGACGGTATCCTGTCGAAGGAGGAAGCCGACACGTTGCGCACCCGGTACTCGGACATTTTCGAGCGTGCCCGTGCCAAGAAGGAGGAGATGTTTGACACTGCCGGCATCACGGAGGAGGGTAAATCCACAACGCAGACCGGCCGCGCCGGCGGCTTCTCGGCCATGTCGCAGGACCAGGGCACTAAACTGGAAGGCATGTTCACTTCGGGCCTGAACCATTGGGTAAGCATTGACGAGAAGACCGAGGACGTGGCGGGCCGCATGGCCAGCGCCGAGGGACACCTGGCTAAGATTGCGGAGAATACCGGTAAAAGCGCCGGTTTCCTCGGCGAGATAAAGGAAGATATAAAACGAATCATACGTGACGGACTAAGAATGAAATCATCATGAGCATGGAACCAATCATGGGCGGGCTGTTCCTTATCAACGGCACCGATATCTGGACGGAGTACGGCGTATTCCTGACCGAAGAGAAGCGCGGCGGGCGTGACAACCTGAAAGCCATCCTTGCCGCGAGCAAGACGAAAGCGCACACCGCCGTGGACATACGTGAGGAGAACGGGGAGAAATATTCCGACATTCTGACAGTGGCCAACGAAGCGCGCGACATCACGCTGACCTTTGCCCTGTATGCCCCGGGTAAAGGGGAGTGGCTGAAGAAATACATGTCCTTCATCTCCTTCCTGAAAACCGGCGACAAAGGCTGGCTCTCGCTGTATTTCCCGCAGCTGGAGCTGACATTTCGCGTGCATTACCTGGATTGTCCCGGCTTCACCCCGCTGACCTACCTCTGGCGGGAAGGCGTGCAGGCCGGCCGCTTCAAGGTGAAATTCCGCGAACCCGAACCAATCATTTAAACAACGTTCAAACACCATTCGAACATGCTTTTAACGGTATATGACAGTAACAGGCAGGCGAAGGCGGTCCTTTCCCCGGACGACAGCTCGACGCAGGTGAAGGCGATCCAGTCGGACAACGTGCTGACGCTCTCCTTCACCCTGTACGAGTATGTGGCGCTTGAGGTGAACGACTACGTGGATTTCGAGGGCGAGCGCTACTGGCTCCAGGAGCGTTACCTTCCGGACGAACGCAGTACGCAGGAGTGGAAATACGACGTGAAGTTCTACGGCATCGAGAGCCTGATGAAACGTTTCCTCGTCCTGAACGTGGTGGACGGCGACCCTGAGCCGGTATTTACGCTGACCGCCCCGCCACGGGAACACATGGCCCTGATTGTGAAGTCCATCAATGACGGCATGGGCGGCATCACCGATTGGAAAGTGGGGCGTGTGGAAGGTACCGAGAACGTGGTCATCGACTACGAGGGGAAGTACTGCCCTGACGCGCTGAAGGAACTTGCCGGCAAGGTGCCGGGCGCCGAGTGGTGGGTGGAAGGCCAGACTGTGAACCTTTGCCGTTGCGAACACGGTGAGGAGGTTACCCTGTCCTACGGCAAAGGGCTGACGGAGCTTTCCCGCGACAAGGCCGACGGCGCGAAGTTCTACACCCGCCTGTTTCCGATCGGCAGTTCCCGGAACATCGACCCGGAGAAATACGGCCACAGCCGCCTCCAGCTTCCCGACGGTGCCAAATATGTGGATGTGGACACGGACAAGTACGGCATCCACCACCACTACGAGAAGGACGCCTTCGCGGATATCTATCCCCGCCGCGTGGGTACCGTGACCTCTGTACGCAGCGCGCAGGTGACGGATGAGGACGGCAACCCTTTTGTGATCTGGTATTTCCGGGATGACACGCTGAACTTCGATCCCAACGCTTACGAACTTGCCGGCAAGGTGAAACGTGTCTCCTTCCAGGAAGGTGGCGAACTTGCCGGTCTTGGCGAGGAAGAGGACGGCACCTACTATTTCGAGGTGAACTTCGACAGTGACACCCGCGAGTTCGAGATCATCACCATCTGGCCGTATGATGACGACACGCAGCTTCCCGGTGACCGCCTTGTCCCGAAAGCGGGTGACAGGTATATCCTCTGGAATATCCGCATGCCTGACGAATACTACGCGCTTGCCGAGGAGGAATACCTGACGGCGGTGAACAGGTACAATGCGGAGAACGCCGTCGACGTTTCCGTGTACAAGGGCCCGACGGACCACGTGTATGTCGAGCGTAACGGGATAGACCTTTACCCGGGCCGCCGCGTCCGGTTGGAAAGCACGGAGTATTTCCCGGAAACGGGTTATCGCTTGAGTCGTATCACGAAAATCACGCGGAAGGTGGCGCTCCCCTCACAGGTGGATCTTGAAATCGGTGACGCGCTTTCCACCGGCGTGATGGAAAGCCTGAAGGGGAGTATCGAGGAGGTGAGGAATTATACCAGAACGGCCGGCGCGAACCTTCCCGACATCATAAGGAGCTGGGATAACACGCTTCCCACCGACAACAACCTTTTCTCGGCCAGAAGAAGCCAGGCGGAGTTCATCAGCAAGAAGAAGGCCGACCGCGCGAAAAAGAAAATCACCTTCGAGGAGGGCGTCGGCATCGGTCCGGAGGAGAACGGCCACATCGACGGCAAGGGCAACGCCGAATTGCTGACCCTTGTTGTGCGTGAGCTTCTTCGCAGCCCGAAATTCGTGGACG